CCGCATGGTTACTGGCTTTCTCGTTGGTGCGGAAGATGGGACTTGAACCCACACGCAAAATAATGTTGTTGCCGTAAAGTGTAGGAATCAAGCGGTTTTTACGACTTTCATTCCGCTGAAAAAAGCATGAAAAACTCACTTTCGGAACAAAAGTGAGTTGCAAAGTGAGTTATTTTGCCACCGTATCGTACTGCTCCACAGCGGCTAAAATTCTCCCACGCAGTGCCTGCGCGCTGGCGTGTTCGGTTCTGTATTTTTCTTTGATGTCTTCCAACTCGGCGACCAGCTTATCATAATCGCTCGGCGCCTGCGTATCGTCATTGAGATACTGCCGCACCAACGCCAAAAACGCGCTCCAGTGCGGTCTGATATAGGCAGGGCAATCTTTCCTTGCGTACCAGTCATGGTGCTGGTAGACTGCGGTTTCATCCAAACCATGCCGTTTGAGGATAGCAGCGCACAGTCTTGCACCGTTATCTTCGGCAATCCGATTGTACTCGGCATCAGTGCCGTCCATGATGATCTCGATGGCGATGGTAGTGCTGTTGCCGGGGCCGTAGTTTCCATCAGCAGCGTGCCAGCCGACCTCGCCCTCGTCAAGGTTCTGCCATGCTTCGTTCTCGTCCACATAGTAGTGGACACGGACAGACCCCATATTGCAGTTCGGGTAGGTAGCGCGGGTGTACTGCTCCGCCATTGTGGTTCCGTTAGGAATCTTGATGCGCCCGGTATTATGTATTGTGACGCCTTTAATCGCAGAAAGCGGACGATTGGCCTTATAGGTCGTGCCCTTGCGGTAGGTGTAACCACCTTCCTTAACATCACGGTTCCAAACCGCAGAATCCGGGATTATCTTCTCACAGATTTTTACGCCGTTATCATAGCGCACGTTGTCCGGTGTCAGGAAAGCCATTAGGCCTCCCCCTTTCCTTCGGCATCCAAAATAGCCGCATCAGTGTGTTTAATCATGCCAGTTGTGGTAGCATCATAAGTGCCACCGGCGGCCAAGGCCACGATAACCGCATTAAGCAGGCACAGGATAACGCCCTGCACCGTCAGCTCGGCTCCCGTAAACGCTTCTGCGCCCACGAGGATAAGTACGGAAACGATATAGGCCAAGAGGTTAGTGTTGATGTTCCGCAGGGGGGTCTGCTTCAAAAACTGGGTGATGATGGTGACCATCATGACTGCGCCTGCATAAGTACCAAGGGTCTGCCAAGTTACAAATTCGTTCATGTTCAAGCTCCTTTCTTCTGCTCAAGGTTGGTTACTCTTTTATTGAGGGCGGTTGTCCGTTCCTCCAAGATGGGGATTCTCTCCGCAAAGCCGTTGTGCCGTCTTACCTCTCTTGTAAGCTCGTCCAGCTTCTCGTTGGTGACGGCTCGCTCGATATCGGCCTTGTTGTCACGCTCCATGTTGCTTTTGTTATTTGTTATGACTACGGCAGCGACCGATGCGATGCCAGTTACGATTGCGACAATAACGCTCGGCTCCATAGGCTTATACCTCCGTATAGGTAGTCTCCACCAGCAAGGTCAATTCGCTGTACTCGTCATCGGTCAGACGGTTGCACGCAAAGAATACATCCAGCTTGTTCTGCGCTTCGTCAGCGGTCTTGTAAAACTTCTTCTCAATCAGCTTTTTCATCATCTTATACATTGTTGATTACCTCCACATCTTCTTGGTATTTTTCTTCTACTGCATCAGCGATTAACTGGAGCAGTTCGTTCACTTCGGCTTCCTGCTTTGCTTTTACTTCTTTGGCTTTTTCGGTGTAATAGCCCATTTAGTTCACCCCCATAATGTTAAGTGCGTTAAGCGCATCTGCCGTAACCGATGTTCCATCAACCAATTCCCATTGAGATGTGGCATTGTTATAGATGTACGCGCTTTGCCTATCTGCATAATTAGCGTCATTTCCAAGCCACACACTTTCAACATCACACATTACTTCTGCATCTTTGCTTTTTACCAATGCAATTTTATTTTTTGGTATAAATGCTTCTTGAATAAACAAAACATCCTTATCAAGAACTGTTTTTGGAGTAACCTTTAATACCGATGTATCGTTGGTAGAATTTGATATAAAGAATATGGAGTTTCCATATGCTCCACAGGCACCCATTCCTTGATACTCTTTATTTGTTATTTGGCCAACATTCTGAATTGTCTCTGTCGCTGGGTCGAAAATACAAAGATAATTATATTTTTCATATGTGGAATCTGGGTGGGCAGAAACCATATAAATTTTTCCAGCAAAAAGACACGCCGAAATATATTTTCCCGCATGGGGCAAGACGGCCGGCAAAACAGTAATTGCGTTGTCAGTTATGCTATACTTAACAATCTCATTCGTAATACTGCCTACATCACCACCTTCATAGGATTTCCGTCCACCAAATAAATACACGGTATTGCCGACTGGAACTGCAGCCATAGAATTACTTCTTTTTGGTAATGTAGTGCCGTATGTCGCAGAGTCTTGAACAGTATCATATATCCAAACAGTGTTATAGTTGCCGCTGCTATCTGTCGCAGAATACCCGCCGCCAAACTGATACACCTTCTTGTTCACTATTACAGACTGCATCCAGCCAATGTTGCTTCTCGCAAATTTTGAGCTTGCGCCAAGCTGTGTGCCAGTTCCAGAAGATAAATCAATCTTAACAGCACCATTGTACCAAATGTTGTCCGAAGTGTTTATCCCACCATTTATGTATGCAAACCCATCACTTATGGCAACGGAAGAAGATTCAACACCTATCGGTGACTGACCAACATATTCCATTGTATTTGTTTCCATATTGTATCGTAAAAGATATGGTAACCTTCCGCCAATACAGTAAATGTATTTTCCATCAACAAAATATCCAGAACGTAATCTACCGTTTTTGGTTTTTAACACGTTTGCCTGCGCAGCTTGAGATGATGCCACTCCGTTTACCATCGTTATTTCTTCATGCATATTATCGCCATATGATAACACAGTATCGGCTTTAACCTTATCCGGCTTCTTCGCCAGCGGAACCCACAGCTTACTTGTATCTACGGGAGGTGTGGAGCCAAAGTCAATGTTCAAATCAGCTCCACCGCCACCCAGCGTAATGGGATTTCCTAAAATACTCATATATTCACCCTTTCCGGGGTGAGTATTTAAGTCACCCCTAATATATTTAGTGCGTTCTGCATATCTGCTACATAGCTTTCACCCGAAAGGGATTTCCATTTGAGGTCTTTGCTGTCGTAGAGATACGCATTTGTTAATTGTGCTATATTGTTGTTGTCCCCAAGGTAGGCATTGATAACCTTAACCTTAAAGTCAGTATCTTTGGATTTAAGAGCTGTCCATAAGCCATCGTAGCCGTAGTCCTCTTGCAAGAACAGGTGGTTGCTGGTGAGGGGTGAGGAGACCGTAAATGTATGAACATTACTTGCATAACCAACAATATACCACTTATTGTTCGCAAACCCGACAGCGGAATATGTGACATTTTCTGCAAAGGTAACATTAAGTTTTTCTGCCGTCAACGTTTCTAAATCAACCTTAACGATGCCATTCCTGTATAGCGTTGAAGCAGAGCCAAATATATAAGCATATTTTCCTTGACGAATTGCTCTACAAGCGCTATTGATTTCATACGGAAGAATTTGTACTTGCTTAAATTCACCTGTTTTTATGTTGTAAACCTGCACGTGTTTTGAAGGGTCGTAGGAATAGGCTGAAATTCCACCAAAAACATATAGATTGTCACCACTCGCAACGCATGAAGAGTTATGTGTGCCTTGCGCTGCATTCGGAAGACGCCCTGAAAATACAAAATCGTCAGAAATCGTATCATAAACAGCAACAGAAGGTTCATAGGAGTTTCCATATCTTGTGCCCAAAAGATAAATTTTTGTGCCGTCGACACATCCGCTTAAAAAATAGCCGCCGTTCGTAACTGGCCAAGAAAGGTTGTTCAGGCTAATGTATGAAGCATTGTTTGTTGTTACATCATACTTTGCAACTCCACTGGGAAAAAACATATATATTATGTTTCCAACAGAAAACGATGGCTGATTTTTGTAAGTAGAAAAAGCGTTTATGCTTGTATCTAACGGCAAAGTTACCTTTTCTCCTGTGGTTACATCATATCTGACAATAAGCTCTACATAGGAACCAACATAAGGTTGCGGGGCAAACACATAATTACCGTACTGACAGTAGCATGGTGTATTCATTTGAAATGTGTTATACCCTGTTCCAAACGGAGCCAACGCAGGAATTTCGTTCCCAAAAGCTAACGCAGGACTACATTCCACAGCACTCGGCTTTGTGGCCAATGGCACCCAGAGCTTGGTGGTATCAGAGGGAGGGGTTGCACCGTAGTCAATGTTGAGTTTTACCCCCCCCGTTGGTAACAATTGGATTACCATAAATTACGCTCATGCTGTTACCTCCGTAATCGTAACCTGTACGGTCATGTCTGCGCTCGGCTTATCGCCAATGCATTTGGCCGTAATCGTTCCGTTATTGTTCTCCATCCATATCGCAGATGTGCCGCTGTCGATGAGTACGCCGAGGGAGGTAGCATCCATTTGGATGTCTACCTTGCTGTTGGCAGTAGTCCCAAGCCCGCTGATGGTTTGGCTGTACGGACTTTCTGCGCCCATCCAAGATGCCGCTGGGAGGGAGATTTGCTTAACCACAAAAGTGCGGTTTATTTTGTACTCCATTTTACCGATGGCCTGCGTTACCGTGTCTGTTGCGGTTACATTCTGCCGGGAGGTTGCCTGCTTGTAGCCGGGGATTTTGATTTGGCTGCCGGTGTAATCGCCGGTTTGCGGTGTCACCGCTCCGGTGCGGCCGTTAAAGCTCGAAACAGTACCGGGGCTGATGGTGTGCGCAACATACTGTAAATCGGAAACCATCGTCGGCTGTGCCGTAAAAGTTGCTATCGGCAGCTGATACACCGTACCGCTTGCATTGATGTCCTCCTGCACGAGTGCGGGGAGCGGGTCTTGCGCCTGCGTAACAAAAGCAATCGGTGCTTCGGTGTTTGCCATGTCAATTTGGATAAGCAATCGACCGGGGACGGAGCCGCTGGTCGGAAGCGTCGCATTGATCGTTTGGGCTTCCACGACAAAGTTTCGACCAAGGATTATTCCACGGCCATCGGAAACATTGATGATGTTACCACCCTGTGTAGTTACCTCAACGCCCGTAAAGATGCCGCTGTCGTTGATAATGTGGTTGTACAAATACGCATCATCAGTTGGAGTTACGATGGATGCGTTATACTGGAGCAGCGTTATCATGCGTTTGCCCTCCTTTCAAGGATTAAAATTTTGGTGAGGTCGGCACGGACAACGCCGAACGTCATTTTTGTAACATCCTGCGACCTTGCATAGCCGGTAAGGATAGATTTGTAACTACTGTCGCCATCAATGACCAAAACCTCTGTGCCGATGGCCATCGAGGTATCAAGTACGCCACAGTCGTTTCTTGCCGTCAATTCAATCATGTTGTCATACTTTTGCGGACTTAACGCTTCGTAAGCCTTTTTGTATGCAGCAGATTCAAAATTGTTATCCGTTTCTAAAAACTGCGCCGCAAAAAACACAGGTGTAATTCTGTCCGTGTTGTTTGTGTCGACCTTGCCGTCTGGGTGCAGATAGTAGGTTATGCGCTGCGTCTCATCGGCCTTGTTGTAGATGGTTACCTTGTTCAGCTGGCCTGTACTGTCACCGATGATGATGTTTTTATCCACTATGGCCTGTAGATTTGTTTCGATTACCGCCGTTTCGCTAACCTTACCAACCTTAACGGATATCGTCTTTTTCTGCGGGTCAAATCTCATGTTGACAGCCACGCCGTAAGCCGTCAGCGATTTCGTGATGATTTCGTAAAAGCTGTGGATGTTGTCCTTTAGGTTGAGCGCCCCGGCCGTTTCGGAGGTCGTTTCCACCGTCATACCGGATATATTTTGCAAAGCATCTCCCGAAGAGACAAAGTTATCTCGGATGATCGAAGCAATAAAAGGCTCGATCTTTGCAGAGGTCGTGCGGTCGAAATATACCTCTGCGTCAAAAAGCGACATAAGAGGCTGCGCCGATATCGTTACGCCCGTTTTATCGGTTTCAACATCATCAACAATCCCCTGATAAGCTACATTCCCGTTTTGGTCTGTAACACTTATAAAGTCGCCCTTTTTTGCATCCAGCTTTACAGCCCGGAGAGTAGTTTTTTCTACGGTCAGGTAGTCAAACTGTATCTCCGGGCTTTCAATCGGAGCAAAACTTCGGAATGTGAAATCCCTTGCGAATACTTCGCACTTAAACAGAGTATGCAAGTTTCTCCACCTCCACATATGCTACGATATCTGACGTGCCGTCGTGCGAAAAGGTCAAAGTGCTTTCTCCCGGCGGAGCATAGATAAATCTTCCGGTCGAAAAGTCGCTGGACTGGTACAGGTTTTGGATGTATGTCCCGTCGAGCGCATACTCGGCGATCTCCATTGTTGCAGGGTCAGCATCAACAACGAGTTTGTGGCCGTCAGGGATTGTTGCGGTTACTTTTCCGACCGCTACACGGGTACCGGCCTTGATAAGCGCCCAAGCAGGATTGACGACCGGCCCGAAGATTTGCAGCTTGCACGGAGATGCCAAATCTCCGTTTCTTATCTTTGCAGTTCCTGTTGCTGTCTCTGCGTAATAATAAGGATAAGTATAGCTGTACCTTTTAATCCCTTGGTCTGGCGCTTGGCTTTGCGTTACCTTAACAGCTTCGTGCCAAGTCCCGAAGCAGAGGAATGTAATCGGTACTGCCAAATAGCCGGATTTCAGTTCAGACTTATCCGCAGACTGCACTTCGCACTTGATTTTGTACCATGTGTCCAGCGGGGAATACATCAGGTAAAGCGGGCCTTTTGTCACAAACGAAATAAACGCCTGATACCGTGCATAGTCGAAGAATATCATTTCGCCTGTCACGGCATACTGGTTAAGGAATTCATCCGATACCAGCCATGCGCTTCCGGCTTGTATGGTGGAGTAGGTTTTGCCGAAGCCTAATCCACCCGGCGCATTAAAGTACGCCGTTTTGTCCATCAAATCCCATTCGGCACCGACACTGTTCTGGAGCTTAAATTTTCTCATCAGTAAGCCCTCCCAAGCGCACGGTTGACCGCCTGTACCAAGTTTCTTGCGGCAGCTTCACCGGCTGCGTTATCGTAGCCGTTAAATGTGTTATTCATTTCGATGGTGATACCGCCACGTTCGTTTCCGTTCAGCGGCATGACATGGGCACGGCCACCGGCCATGGTAAGCAGCTCCGGCCCGGCTTCGCCGACGATGGCGCTGCCGGAGGACAAAACTCCGCCCTTGGCAAGATAAGCAATCTTTCCGATGGTCGGAATATTAAATCCGAGGGACTTACCGCCCAAAACAGGAACCCAGTCAGGGACATCAAAGTGGATCTTATTCAGACCGTTTATCATCCAGTTGATTGCGTCAATGACCATGTTGATTAGTGCAATGATGCCGTTAAGGGGTGCTTTTGCAATGGCAACAAGCGCCGTAAAAATTCCCTTAAAGATTTCCTGCACACCTTTCCATGCCCTTTCCCAATCTCCCGTGAAAACGCCACGAACAAAATCGATAATACCGTCAAAAACGGCCTTTATGGAATCCCAAATAGATTTTACTGTTGCGAAGAAGAAATTTAAGATTTCCCCCAATATTCCAAACGATTCCGACCAATCCGTCGTAAATACGCCCTGCAAGAAATCATCCACACGCTGGAGGATGGCCTGTATCTCGTCACCCTTTGTTGCAATCAGCGCAACAAGTCCTACAATGGCCGCTATGAGTAGCACGATAGGATTTGCAATTATGAAATTTATGGCCGTTATCAGCGCCGGGCTAACCGTTCCAGTTATAAAACTGATGGCTCCGGCAATTCCTGAAATAATACCTGCAATCGGGGAAATCGCCGCAATAAGACCGCCGACAATAAGGATCGTCTTTTTGACCCCATCGTCGAGGTTTGAAAACCAATCGATTGCATTTTGAAGCCCTGCGACGATTTTATTGATAATCGGCAGCAGGATATCACCGATGGAAATCGCCAAGTTATTGAGCCCGTTTCGGAGTATTTTCATCTGGCTTTCGGTGGTTGCGTATCTTTTGCTTGCCTCGTTGGAGAGGGCAATATTTTCGTCCCATGCAGTATTTGCGGTTGTAACAGCATCGTCCAATACATTGGATGCAAGGGCTAACGCGCGAAGCATATTAGACTGGCGAATCCCGGAGAGCCCCAATTCATCCAATACGGAGATTGTGTCCTCTCCATTTTCGTTCATCTTCCCAAGCCCGCCGATGAAAGCACTGATTGCGTCTATCGGTTCATTGCCCCACATATCTGCGAATTCAGAAGCAGATACACCAGCGATCTTTGCGAATGTTTCAAGATCATCACCGCCAGCAGACACAGCCTTGCTTATTGCGGTCATTGTTTGGGTCATTGCCGTACCGCCTGCCTCTGCGTTGATGCCAACCGAGGACATTGCGGTAGACAATGCAAGGATATCCTGTTCGGACAAGCCGGCAACTGTACCAGCAGACGCAAGGCGTGTAGCCATCTCAACAATATCGCGCTCTGTTGTGGCAAAGTTATTGCCAAGGTCAACGATGGTACTGCCGAGTTTGGAGTATTCATCAGCGGTCGTTCCGGTAATGTTGGCAAATTTGGCAAGTGCAGAGGCAGCTTCATCAGCGGAAAGGTTTGTTGCTTCGCCCAAGTCGATCATGACGCGGGTAAAGTCAAGTACATCATCGGTGGCAATACCCAACTGTCCAGCAGCTTCCGCAACCGCCGCAATCTCCGTAGTGGACGCAGGAATTTCTTCTGCCATGTCCAATATGCCCTGCCGGAGTGCCGCAAGCTGCTCTGTAGTGCCGTCTACTGTTTTTTCAACGCCAGCAAAGGCGCTTTCAAATTCTACAGCCGCTTTTGTGGCTGCCACTCCTGCGCCTGCAAAGGCCAAAGATGCCGGTGCAAACTTCTTTGCAATGTTCCCGGACTTTTCTGCTATTTCGCCGGTAACTGCTGAAACCTGTGCGAGTGCCGCACGGCTCTTGGACGCTTCGGCCTGTAGGTCTTTCAGCTTTAGTTCGGCGCTGGTCAGTTCCCGGACTAACTCACGGTATTGTTTTTGGTTGATCTCCGTGCCGTCCGCCATTTCCTGATCCGCTTTCTTTTTGGCGTTTCGGAGGCTTTCAACCTTGTTTTCTGTATTTTTGATTTGTTCCCCGAGCAATTGCTCCTTTTGTTTGAGCAGGTCAATATTTGTCGGGTCGAGTTTCAGCAGGCGATTGACTTTATTAAGCTCCGATTGTGTCCCACGGATTTCGCTGTTCAGCGAGCTGATCGCTTTCGACAATCCCTTTGTATCGCCGCCGATTTCGACAACGATGCCTTTAACATTTTCAGCCAATCTTACCACCTCCTGCGAAGAAATCACGCAAGCCGCCGGGTCTTCCCTTTATGGCATACTGTTCTGCGTCGTTGGACTTTTCGATCATCAAATCATAGACCATTCCGCAGGTCATGTCCTCCAGCGCTTCATCGGATAACCCGAGTTCAGCGCAGCGGAGCATAAAGGTTGACCCGGTGGGCTCACGCACGGTTTGTTTTATTTTTTTTTTGGAACAGCGGTAGTCTTGTTGTTCAGGCTCCAAAGCTCCAAAATGGCAGGGAGCACTTTATAGATGGAAAACATCTCAAACTGCTCCAGCCACTCGTCAACATTGTCCGGGATGGACCCGTCATATTGCCGAGCCATGATAAAAGCGACATCCTCAAATATTTCAAGATCGCTTACGGAAAAAGAACCGTCCTCTGATGTCGCTGCCGTTTGTAGCTTTTGCAGGTCACGGACAATATCCCGACCCACTTTATGGCGGTAGATGCGTGGGGTCAGCGCATTAGCGCACAACCCTACGCTTTTTCCGTCGATCTCGATTACTTTGTTCATTTCAGCCTCCAGTCGTCGGAGTGAATACGGCGGTGTACCAGCCGTTCACGGTCGCCTCCGGGGTCTCCGCCGTAGTGTAGGCAAGGGAGTTGCCGTTTGCCAGCGGGGAAGCGGTGATGCTGACAGTTTGCGTCTGCGGCTCTACGCTCTCGGTCGTGGTGTTCAGCTCACGGGTAGGCCGAGTGCAGGTGCAGTTGTAAAGAACAAACTTCGTCCCGTTCACATCGCCCTCCTCTTGGAACAGCAGTGCGAAAGACTTGGGCTGAATGTTTGCATTCTCGATCATCACCTTGCTGGTGGTGTCAAGAGTATACCCGAAAACATCCTTGAGGAATGCTTCGGGGAAAACGGCAACTTCGAGATCGCCGGTGTAGCCGCTGTTCGCCACGGCTACGAAATACTGAATGTTGTCCGCATAAAACGGTGTGGTATCGCCGGAAGGCTCCAAAGACAGGCTAACTGCGCCGGGGATGGCTACGGGAGTGCCATAGGTGTTATTTTCCCCGTCGAGGATAGCGTAATGGACATTCGAGATACCGAATTTAACTTTATCAGCCATTTTTACACCTCGATTTCATAAACTACTTGGTTACACTGCTGATCTTCAATGTAACTCTCGGACTTCTGCCAAAACAGAGAGGACAAGGCCTGTTCGACTTTGCCCTCTGCTGTTAGGTCTTTATCTTTTGTGTAAAGCTCAACCTGTATATGGTTGATGGGGTGATACACCACATTGTCAGCGCCAAAATTATTAGAGTAGGAGACGCGATAGAGGATATACGGTAACTTTTGCGGCTTATTGAAGTAACCGTAAGCTACGGGCATCCTCGTCTGTTTTAACAGGGAATTGACCTCTTGCAGTGTCATCCTTTCTTAATCACCACCTTTACACGGGTTAATAGTTTCTGCTCTGCCTTTTGCTCCGCTGGGCCGATGTGGGGGAATGGGCGGGCAGAGCCTTTTGCGGTTCCGCCTGGGCCTGCGTGACCATGTTCCAGCAAGTGCGTGAGCTGGTAATCCGTTTTGTTGAAAATTCGCATACGGATATCGCTGTAGCTCTCATATGCGACCTTGTCACGCCAACCGGCCTTATAATCGCCGGTCTGTACCGGGCTGCCGGTCACAATGTCTTGGCGGCATTCCTTTGCCACCTGCCGAACCTCTTTTTTTACGCCATTCGTAACGGCCTGGTCATAGTTTTTCAGTTCGGACAGGATTGCCGTTGTCAACTCATCCGGTCTAACCGTTTTCGACATCGTTGCCCACCTTTTCCTCTAGGTACAGCTCTATTTCATCGCTGCCTGTTGCAAAATAGGTGCGATAAATGGAATAGCGTGTGCCGCGCCACTCGGCTAATTTCTGCCCAGCATAGTTGGCGATAGGAGTAACCGCCACAAGGGACGGCTGCAAGCCGTTTTGACCGGCGGAATAGAACTCCGCCCGTGTAGCGGACTGCAGCCGCGCCCAGACCTGTGTTGTGGTTTCTGTGGCAATCTGTACCCCGATATCGTTCTGCTCAAAGGTTTGGGAGATTAATGTAATGAGATCATCCAAATCAACCACCCACCTTTTGCTCAAACAGTCGGTTGTTGAGTGCCCAGCGCAGCATACGCGGCATTGCCACTACTTTCTCTCTGCGCTGCCGGTAGAGGTAAGCGGCGTACATCTCCACCAGTACGGCATCACCCGTACTGGTGGAGAGCACGATGCCCTCGGTGGCAATGTACTCTTTGGCAGACGCGATCAGCGCCAAGAGATAGTTGTCCAGCGCTGCGGTGGAAAGCTGCAAATCGACTTTCAAGATCACAAGGATGTCAGCGTCTGTCATGCTTTAACCCCCCTTAGGAAGCCTTGGTTACATTGACGGTATAGACTACGGTCTCGTTGCCGTTCTTCACGGTTACGGTCAGAGGATGGGCAGTGCCATCAGCCAGCCAAGTAACAGTGCCGCCGTTTTTCACATTGGCGTTGTTGTAGGCGATAGCAACCTGTGCGCCTGCGACCTCGGTGGTGGCGTTTACGGCAGCAGTCGCAGCGGAAGCGGTAGCGGTGTAGCTCAGAACATCGCCGTCAAATGCGGGACTGAGAGACAGGCTGCCGACAGTCAGAGCGGACAGCTTGGCGTTGTTGGCGGTATCAGCCGCAAAGGTCATGGAGGTGGTTACGGAAGCGCCGTTAATGTTGATTGCCACAAAAGCGCCGGGGATAACGGGCATACCGTCAGCACGCTCTTTGCCGCGGAATACGGTGTTGTCCTGAATGAACTGAACCTCGCGGGATGCTTCGATGGTCATGCCGGAGCGCTGCGCCCACAGGTACAGGTCGCCATAGCCGCCAACGATGTCGCCATCGGGGATAAATTCGAGGATTTCCACATCACCGCCGATGATGGGCATGGTCATACCGTCAAAGGTGACATACCGGCCCAAAGCGGTAGCAAGGATTGCCTTGGACTGCAGAGCAGCCAGGGTCTTGCTATTCATAGCCCAGAAGCGCTCGCCGCGGGAATAGCGGGTGAAGGTGTTACCAGCAGCAACAGCCAGCGCAGCCCAGAAAGCCTCGCCGGTGGAAGCGGTGGGAATGGTGATGATGTTGGAGGTGTGCAGGTCAACCCAAGCAGGAGCATTGGCCGGGTAATCGCTGGGTTTGCTCTCCTGCGCCAGACGCGTCACAATACCGAGAGGCATCTTCTGACCAGCGCCCTTGCCGTACAGGATGGCCTTATCCTTGGCAAGGCCGATAGCCTCGGACAGCATCTCGACGATCCAGGAGGCGAGGTTTACATCGTTATCCTCCAGCAGGGAATTACAAACAGGAACATAACCGGCAACCTTGAAGCCGTCAAGAGTGATCTGGTTAAAGCTGAAGGTCAGCTCATTGATGGCGCCGCACATTTCAGTCCAAACGGCCTCGGGGACAGTACCGGCAATGGTCTGACGGGCTTCGCCATTGACATTGCGGATGCGGACCCGACGCATCAGTTTGGAGTAGCGATACATATTCTCGGCAATGAGGTCGAGGAATACAACAGGGATGGTCAGCTCACCACCGGTGATATCTCTCTTGCTGCGGGCAGCGTTACGAAGCTCCGCAAAGAAGGTCTGCACATCGGGCTGGGCTACGATAGCGTCACGCTGCTCTTTGGGAAGAGCGTCAAAGGCGCGCACATTCATGGGGAGGGAGCGAATGTTGATGGTATTCATGGTAAAATCATTCCTTTCGTCTTTCTTTTCTGCTTTGGGTTCAGCCTTGGGAGGATCTTTTTCGGCATTTTCCAAATCTTCCTCAAGGCCCTTGATTTCTGCGGACAGTTTTTCTTTTTCGGCGTTGTGGGCATCCTGTTCCTCGGTAAATTTGTTCATGGCGTCCTCAACAGCCTGCTGCTCCTCATCGGTGGTAGCTTCGCCGATTGCTTTTTCGATTTCAGCGGAGCGTGTTGCAAATTCTGCGTCTTTAGCTACCAGTGCCTCAAAAGCTGCTCTTTTCAGTTCCAGCTTTTTGGCAATCATAATGGATTTCAGTGCCATGTCAGCACTCCTTTCTTAGCTTTTTGAGGGCTTCGGCCCTCCATTGGTCGAGCTTGCGCTCGTTGATCTTTTCAAGGTCTTTTTTCCGAGCCTCTACCATGGTGTCCTCGTAGGCCGGGAAGGTAACGACCGATACCTCATACAGTTTGACTTTGCGAATAGTCCACACGGTTGTGCCATCTGGCCGGATTTCGGTTTCCTCGTCAAGGATGTCAAAGCCGAAAGAACATTGGGAAACATCCCCACGCTTTACGCGCTCATAGGCGTTCATGGCATCCTGATCCGCTTGATTAATGAGGATGGACCCCCAAAGGCCCAAATCGTCAACGCGTAGGGTCAGTGTACCAGCTGTTGTTCTGCCAAGCACGATTGTGGTATCATGGTTAACCAGCGCCCGAATATCATCACCGAGGGTACCATCAAAGGCTCCTCGGTCAATGTGCTCGATGGCTTTATCCCACATCCGGTATTCGCCGGTAAAGGTGGCGAAATAGCCTTCAATGTAGAGGTTTCCATCAGCAGCGCGGGTTTTGAAGTCGCCACTGCGGCTGATTGCCTGTCTTGCTCCTACCATTTACTCACCTCCTCCGTTTAGTTTTTTCTGATCGCCAAGGCGGTCCGCGGGAATGTAGTTTTCAAGGGCCAAAAGCTCATCCATTCCCTCGTGCGGAGTAAGCCCCACCCAACTGCGCCACTCGTTCCGTGTCATTGCCATGCGGTCAACCATTTCCGCGCCAGCTTTGATGGTTTCCTCCAAGGAATAGTTGTAGAGGGAGCGGACATTGAAGCGGAAAAAGTAATCCGGAGATACGAGCAGCTTTCGGCTAAACTCCTGCTCCAAAATCTGTGCAATCGGCATGATACGGGAAGAAATAAAGTTGTTCCATTCGTCTCGCTTGAACTCGCCAACGCCCAAAACAAAAGGCGGCACGCCAAGAATGGTTGCCACCGTCGTTTTATCCAGTTTTACGAAGTCTGCCAGCGCAAGATCAGATAGAGTAAGGGGCCTTACCTGTTCCACCGAGAATTGCTCGGCAGGAATCAGCCAAGGTTCCCCGGCTTTATTGCTTGCAACAAAATCGCCAAGGAGCTTTGCACGCCCCTCCGGGTCAGAAAACTCGTCCGTCAGCGAATCCACCTTCACGATAAGAGACGGTTTCCATTCACTGGCCATGAAACCATTTTCTGTTTTCGCCGCTTGCTTGAGGTTATTTGCCACATCAGCCAGCGCAATGCTGTACCCAGTGCCTTGCCATGGGTAGTAATTGCTCGGATTTATGGCAAAATGCAGCACATCATTCGGGTCATAGGGTTTCCCAGATATTTCGATGCTATAATACCGTTCCCCATTCGGTACAAATGCTACAAACGCCGCCGGAATCGGGTCAAGCCGCCGGAGCAGCCCCTTCCGGGTCTTTGGGAGCACTACAGCGTTCCCCCGGCCATCCAGCAGCATTGTTTTGATGATCCACTGGATAAAGTTTGACCGACCCATGTAGCTGTTCGGCTCGATATCAACCACACGAGACAGCCCATTTTTAACCCGGATATCTCCACTATCGGTGTTTTGCATCAGATAGATTGTCATACTTCCAATTAAAGACGCAATCCTATCAACAGCGGCACAGATTTCCGGGTTGTGCGCAAGGTCTGTATAGCCGGAACAGGTTAGGTCTTTCCAGCCAGTTCCATCACACAGGCATACAGCGCTCCGCGTTTGGGGCTTATCCCGAGAGCGGAAGCGCTCAAAAAAATTTGCTATGCTCATTTATCACCCCACCATTTCTTTCCTGCTTTAGATTTATCCAAAGCCTCCAAGTACCGCACCGTGGCGAATACGGAGGCATCGAACACATCAATTCGGTTTGTCGGTCTTACCTTGTCGTACTGGATCATGTCGTCTGTCTTTTCGACGGCCGAGACATTCCCAACACAATACTCATATGCTTCGGAATGCATATAGTACAGCGTCCCATTTTTGGCGCTCTGCTCGATATGCCGGAAACCTTCTGATTTCCTGTAAAAATACTGCGGTTGGTCGATAATGTTAAACCCAGCCGATTTCATGCCAATGAAATACTCTCGGCAGAATTTACGGTCATGCCCCACCTGTCGTATTCGGAAACCGCGCTTTCGCATTGTAACAAACCAGTTGACAACATCGGCGTGGTTTACGGTTGGACTGTTGCACATGGTCAAAAGTCCATCATCGGCCCAGCCGAAAAGCGGTATACCATCCTCGTCGGCCTTAACATGAGCCTGCACCACAGGGAACCAAGCGTGACTGATGATGATATCCACGCCTTTGTAATTTCCAAAAAGCGCAGCCGCCGTTAGGTCGTGCATTTTTGAGAGGTCTGCACCACCGTACCAGTCTATTGGGAGCTTGGAAAGCTCGTCCAGCGTCCAGTTGTATTTTTCATCGCTTCGCCGGAATTCGTCGAGGTTGAAATAGGACTTGATAGCCCCGGTATAGACATTGAGAGACTTTGCGAAGAAATCTTTCCGCTGCTGCGGGTCATTCTGCGCCTGCAAGCTATCGTTTAGAATTTCCTCCGGCCGGATGGAAACGCCATAGGCCGGATTAGCCATCTCATGTACCAGGGGATTGGTATAGTCGATATTTCCCTCCTCATCCGGATTGGCGCAGCACATAAAGATAAAATATTGTTCGTCCTTGATGGTGCCATCCAGCACCTTTCGGCAGTATTGCAGCCGCTGCCCAAGGAAGCCCTGTTCGTTATCGCCAGCCGTAGAAATACCTATCAGTAGCTTGTTGGTGTAGGCTTTCATGGCTTCCTTAAAAAGGTTGTACTGCTTAGGCTTGGTAAAAGCGTGGATTTCATCGCAGATCGCAATATTGCAGTTAAGAGAATCCTGCGCATCCGGGTTTGCAGCCAGAGCGCGGATAAAAAACGAGCCGTCTGGAAGCTCTGCCTCCATTGAGTGCTCGTTGTTGTTGTCAATTATCTTTACACCGCCGCCATGCTTCTCGTCCTCGCCCATAAGCCGGATGTTATAATCCAGAAAATTAAAGCTTTCAAGGGACTGCATCAGAGCCGCGGCCGATATGTAGGTTTTGGAACCGCTGCGCCGGTACCACAGGGACAGCGCCCATGCGAGGGAAGCGGCAAAACTGGTTTTGATGTTCTTTCGAGGGATAAAAATAAGGGCTTCATGAAACCGCACCACATCGGTGCCTTTCAACTTAAACCCAAGAAGATTGTATATGATGAATTTGTGAAACGGCTCCAGCAGGAACGGCTTTCCCCGGAGCGGTGTACCGTCCAGCTTTTCCCCCTGCTGGTGGCAGAGGGTCTTTTCGATGATTTGAATACAGAACTCCGGCCCTTTCGGCGCGAAATCGTACTCGTCATTATCGAGGTCAGCAAAGAAACGGTCAACAGCCTGCCGCAATTCCTTGCAAGCTACCTTTCTCCCGTCTCTGATGCTTTCGGCATACTCAAGGACTACGGGCCAGTTCTTACCCTTAATCTGTCTCAAGGCTGGCAAGAGCAGCGGCAAGGCCGCCCTTTTCCTCCTTTTCCTTCACTCCGCCGGTCATTTTGCGGAAACTCGATGGAGTAAGCCCCAATTCGCGCCAGTATGCCAGTGCGCTCTTGTTGAGGTCGTCCCACAGAATCAACAGAGGGTTTTTTACCATGTTTGTGGCGTTCCCTTTGTTGGTATATTCGATGACGGACTTACCGCCGGACTTTTTGAACTCGGCCTTGGTCTTATCCCGCTGTTCCAGTATGTCTGCAAGCGTTTCTACCGCAGATTGATAAGATGGGTCGGCCGTACCGAGTTTTTCCATCTGTTTTTCGATAGTTTCAACCCATTTTTCCTTTGTCATGGCTTCCCCTTTCTCAAAAATATACCGTAGAGTTGGAAAAAGTTCCCCCCGCCGGTCCCCATAGACAGGCGGAAGGCGCAACGGATAGGGGGGGGATCAGTAACGGCCCCTTGCTGCTGTTGCTTTTTCCGGGTGCTGCTTGTTATGGCAGCCCTCACACAGACTTACTAAATTTTTATCTTCGTAAGCCAACTCCGGGTACTCATCTGCGTGTTTGATATGATGCACCGTTGTAGCCTGTACCGCCTTTCCGTACCTCTTGCAGTGCTGGCACATATATCCGTCACGCCTTAATATCTGTTGGCGCTTCCTCCGCCACCTGGGAGAATTATAATCAAATACAATGTTCATTACCCGCCCTATCCCTCCCGGTGTCTACTATGCCGGGCTACCAATTATTGTTACCAAACCGTGGTTATCCGCTTAGTGCCTGTCTTGTTCCCGCACAGCAGGAGCGTCTGCGGCTGCTCATGGTCGCTCTCACTGCTGGGCAGCAGCATCTTCCTGGCTGCGTAGCCTCCGTACTGCTGCCATGCGGTACAGCTAACAACTACCAGCTGCTTGGTACGGATAACATTGTTGTTACTGTCCACCACGATCTTTTTGGGCTTACTGATGGTGCCTTTGTGGGTATGGCCAACAATCAGAGCGTCAATGCCCTCTATAGTGTAGCCGAAGCGCTCATTGCGGTTGACCGTTGCACCGGTGTAAATGCCGCCGCCGGAGCCATGGGTAACAGCCATCGTATAGCTTGTGATAGGGATATCTCTTGTTACCCTGCGCCCAATCTCCAGCTTGAGGAATGCTATATCCTCGGCGTAGTAGTCCTCCATGTCCAGCTTGCACATGATATCGCCCATAATGTCTTGGTCGGTGTCCTTGGCTGTCCTCGCTTCGTGGTTACCGGATACCGCGCAGAGTATCTTATCCTTGATGGGCGTTAGCATTTCCACCATCATCTTTTTCTGCTCCCGCGGGCGGATATAATCCTCAAAGGGGCTTCCAACCGCGTTCCGGGTATTGTTGTTGATGAGATCGCCGCCAAGGATGAGATAAGCATCCTCCCGCTCTACCCGGCGGCAGAATGCTTGCCAGCCCTCTTTATCATGTAGGATGCTTCCCAAATGCACATCAGATACCGGATATACCTTGATGGTGTCGCTCTGCGGGATTTTGCGGACTATTAAATCCATAGGTATCCCCTCCTTTATGGCATAAAGAAAGAGAGCGCCTTTCGGTACTCTCTGACTACTTTTGGTAAGGCAGACTATTGCGAACTTGCGGCCTGCCAGCGCGGCACCTTTTTTACGAAGGTCATGTATCTTCGGCCGATGGGATAACGGGGCATCGGCGGCCCCGTAAAAAGGAGGTAAAACATGAAGGTGGAGCACCCGATAGGGCTTGAACCTATAACCCGCTGCTTACAAGGCAGCCGCTCTACCATTGAGCTACGGGAGCAGATTGCCGGGATTAGGGGCCCGGCTCCCCACCAGGAGGAATGTCAAGGGAAGTCTGTGTTTTACCACGCTATCAGTATACACTGTATATGCATCTTATTTCTGCAATGTTTCTGCAAACTTTACAGTTCGGTCAACCCATACCGGCAAAGGGCATATCTCCGGAGGGCTTCGTCCTTATCGTAGTAGATTTGCCGCTCGCTCTCGTTGAACTCCTGGCAAAGCCGCTGTATGTAGCCATATTCCCGGCGGATGTAGAACAACTCAAGGATGCGCCGCTGCTTTCCCGTCAGGCAGGCCAGTCCTTTCTCAACCTGGGAGGTCTGCCACTTGACTACCGCAAGATTTGCCGAGAGCGCATCCCGGCGGGAGATTGCGTTAATCAAATGATCTTCCCGGCCGCAGCCACCGCCCTTTACTGGTGTAGCATCGCTGGTAGCAGACCGGATGCCGTCCATCTGCTCATTGTAGCGGCGGATTTCTTCCGGCAGGCTTTCCAGTGACCGGAGCTTATAGCTATGGCACTTCAGCTCGTCAATGCAGATGCGCTTGTAGTCAATCATGTTTCTCCCTCCTCCGGCGGTTCCTTTTCCGCCCGCCTTTTTCCGTATGCGCAGTAGAAGTTCGTCGGCACTTCGCAATCAACGCAAACGCCGTGGGAACAGCACAGATAGCTTATTTCATCGTAGCTGTATTCGCAGTCTTTGCATCTGACCACCGGCGCTGCATCAACGGTGGGGATACTATCGACCAGATCAAGGATTGTATCCTCGTCAATGGAAGATAGGGATGCGTCCATAAGGGCAAGAATAAACTTATCGGAATCAATCAGCCGCATTGTTGTCGCCTCCGTCCATCCTGGCCCCGCAATCCTCGCAGTATTTTTTAGTAGGCTTATCCCAACTGCCCTCAGTGTTGATGACAAAGCCACACGCAGAGCAACACCACTCGTCCCCGCCGAGATGCGCCCACCGCGCATGCACCACCGGCGCAGCATCAACAGATTCCTCCGTCAGCATCTTCATCCACTCACAGTCGGCAGGCTCACAGTCCATTCCCGGATACATTCTGTCGCAGATACTACAGATAATATCCACTGCAGTTTCATTTTTGATGTATGGCTTAATCATAGACAGCCTCCTTTTCATTCATCTTCGCACCGCAGTTGGGGCAGTACGGAGATTTACAAAGTGGATCAATACCCCAATCGCAATTTGAGCAGCAAAGTATGTTTGGGATTAAATATTCTTCCCATCGCCCATGCACCACCGGGGCAACATCGGCAGCAGGAATATCTGCCAGCACTCGTTTTGCGTCTGCCATTGTAGCGTTTGGTTCGGTTACTTCCAAGGCGGTCAACTTGGCAATCGCTGTTCCCCGGTTAATGTATTCATCCATTTTCAGCACCATCCTTTCTTTCGCCGTAGGAGCAGAAAAAATCCGAATCGCCTGGGCAATCCATTCCAAGCCGATCGCAAAAATTCACACCGCATTCATAATAATACTTACAGTCCTTACACCGCACCACCGGCACTGCATCAACAGTAGGAGCGTGTCGAATTTCGTCCAGTGCAAGGAGGTCTTCATCGGACACTCCAAACTGGTTTTCCAGCGCGTCAGCGTCAATCAACCGCATCGTTGTCACCTCCGTCCTTAATGTCCATTTTTGCGCCGCAGTGTGGGCAATAATCCATCTTTGCATCAAACCCAATCTCGCAAGCGGAGCAATACTGAATATCACCAGCAGCCTCGCTGTGGAAAGGCATCCACCGCCCATGCACAACCGGCACTACATCGGCACCTGTGGCGCTCTCAATATATGAGATTGCACGGTTGCATTGCTCGTCATGTTTTTGAACATCGTCGGGAGTTCCCATGAACAAAGCCATGTCAGAAATAATGTCTCGTATCAGTTCTTCCCGGTCAATGTATTTAGACACTTTCTTCACCTTCTTTCCTTATCCCATATGCACAATAAAAATCATCCGGCACTGTAAGGTCAATGCAAACCCCATGCGAGCAACACAGTCCGCCTATATCCTCCCAGCTATTCTTGCAGTCCTTACAATGCACCACCGGGGCCACATCAGCGATCTGGAAACAATCTACCTCATCGAGCATATCGTCAACCCAACAGGCACGACACCAGCATCCGTTGTGGTCTTTTCCCTCCGCCTTGCACGGCTTGCAATAACGCTCCTCAACGCTTTTCTTAAACGCTTCCTTGTCCATGTATTCAGCCATTGTCAGCACCTCCTATTCCACTTTTCGACGATAAATTTTGGTTCGCTATATACGCCACTTTCAAAATAACACTCTGGACAGTATATATAGAACCCTTCTGGGCTGTTGCCATCTACTGTTTCAAGTATTGCTTCACCGCCACAGAACGGGCACGGTTTGAGTTTTCGTTCAGCTTCAGCCATCGTTTTCTCCTCCTTCCGGCAGCACCACCAGCCGACCGTCCTTGTCGGCCTCGGCCAGCTCGCGCAAGCGGGTGTAGCTGCAAATGCTCTCCAAATCAACAAGACGCATCAGCTTCAGCGCGATCTCGTCTGCCTTATCTTTCGGCAGAACTTCCTCCGGCTCAAGCCCCGTGTCCTCGTAGGCGGCGAGGCGGTCGCAGATTATGTCGTCAAGCAGGCAGTCCTTGATTTTGCACCCAGCACCGATGCACGGCTCCTCAAAGCAGCGCGGGTAATATGCGCGTCCTGTGTCACTTCTTCTCGTCAGTCGTTCCATTGTTCTCCTCCTCAATTTTCATAAAACAACCCCAAAAAGTTTGGCTTTTCTTCCCGCTGTGGTGTCCAAATAGAGGTTTCTCACCTATCGCGTCCCAGACATCACCAGCCGGTATCTGTGTTTCTGCCCACTTGAAAATCAGCACGCCGTCCGGTTTCAATACCCTCATACATTCGCGGAATCCATCATGCAGCATCTCTTTCCAGTTCTCTCCGAGCTGTCCGTACTTCTTCCGCATCCACGCATTTTCTCCAATGCGGCGCAAATGCGGTGGGTCAAAAACGACAAGAGAAAATGTGTTGTCCGAAAACGGAAGATCCGTAAAATCGCACTGTATGTCTGGATGCACAATGCATTTCCGTTCTGAATCATGCTTGGTGCTACTCCAAACACCGGTAAACTCCTCATCGCGCACATCGCAATAAACCGCCGCCGGGTGTTGCTTATTAAACCATATCGTCCGAGAGCCGCACGTTACGTCAAGTATCCTTTTCTCCATTGTTCTCCTCCTAACATCCAGCCCCAACGCCATAATCGGGATTATCGGCAATCTTTGCAGTTTCGTCTGCGGTCAGCGTATGGTTGCTTGCAGTATATGTAACTGGCCCTTTGTACCTGTTCTGACACGCCAAGCACTCACAACGGTTACAGTTACTTGTTGTATTCCGCCGAAATGGACAGAGACGATTGAAACAGTCCATCACTCTACCTCTTGACTTACATAGCCCCGAATCTCCTTCGTAACTTTTCGACAGTTACTCCTGTGGTATTCATCAAAGTAAGGGCACTGTTTTCCGTAACACTCTGCAAACTCTTTGTAGTTATAGGTTTTTCCGTTTTTACAAAGGCTCTCTTCATTCACTCTGTATGGGCACTTCATTACTCTACCTCCCTTTTTCGCTTCACTCGGTAGCATAGTTTTCCGCACCGTTCACAGACTGCGTAATTTGTGTGGTACTTCCCGCCGTGCCGGTCGCTTCGGCGGCGCGACACCTGAACATACGCATACTTGTTCAGCTTGTGCATACCAATTCGGCAAAGAAGCGGCTTTTTCATCACTCTACCTCCTGCATCCAAAACTCGCGGCGGCAGTCAGGACATTTGACGCCAATGTTTGCACATCCTCCATGTGCGTTCCTATGCGATGTAGAAATTGGAGAGGGGCATATTGTCAGCACGCCACAACAGTCAATATCCGCCTCCGGCCATTGCTCCAGAAACACACTCTGCCGTGTCTTGCGCGGATGTGCAGCAGACCATTCCTCGACAATAGCGATCTGAGCAGCGGCGTCCAGTGTTGATGCCTTACCAACTGCGCAACATACATCATTCCCGCAAGCTTTAAAAGCCTTGCACCCTTTACATCCAGGACTAAAACTCTTGCACATTCTGCTGCATTCTTCTATAAACTTCACAGCATCCATGTTATACCTCCTTTACCGACAAAGTGTCGTTTCTAATCACGCCTTTACCACAGGAAAAATGCGGTTTGACAGCCCCGGAGATGTTCCCTTTGGAACACTCTCCATAACAGTCGGAAAACATAAGATGCTGGCATTGCCAACATTCTATTTTGTTTTTGTCCATTTCCTCGTACCGGCACACGCCCGGATGGTTTACTACGGGGCAAAAATCTGCAACCGCCGGGCAATCGCTGTTTACACAGACTTCATCTTTCAGCCATTTACACATCATTCTACCTCCTTAGCCATCAGCAAATCCTTGTAGTCCAGCAGCAGCGCCCATATCTGTTTCGCATCGTCATGGTCGATGGTAACAGCCCCCTCTGCGTCAACGGCAGCAGCCAGCCGGTCTATGTCCCGGATTACTTCGTAGTAGTCCTTTACGGTCATTTTCTCACCCTCCAAAATTCTCAAGATAATAATTCTTTCCGTCCTGCCAACCATTGTAATAGGCTGCCTGCTCCCGGCGTTCCTGTTCCTCTGCGGTGATCTCCGCCTGGGCCACTTCATCCACATGGTTCCACCTTTCGGCCGAAATAGCCGATAGAACCATTATGCAGAAAGCAGCTAAGATTATCGTAACTGCCGCTGCCGTCCAGTTCCTCATAGCGAATCCCTCCTAAATCCGAAGAATGTCTTTATTTGCGGCAGGGTCTCCAGCCTGTGTCCATCTACCGTTATCAGCGCTGCGTAGCCCCGGCCTATCCAGCCATCGTGCCAAATCTCCCTGGCTTCGAAGTAATCCACGCTCTCCCGGCGCTCTGTTGTTTTGCCGCAAACCCTTATCTCGATGTCGATTTTCCCATCCCGGCGCTTTATCCAATTCTTTGGACGCTTATACTTACCGGATGCCGCCGCGTCCTTGTAGCATTGCTTTGAGCAGTACTTTTGTCCCGGCTGGCCGAAATAGTCCTTCCCGCAGTATTCACATTTCTTCGGCTCAGCTTTTTTCATACTGCTTTTGCGGGCCCGAATGCTGTCCATGGCCTTTTGGCAGTCTTTGCAATACAACTGCCGTGGGTTGGTGCTTCCTATCGGCCCTCCGCATCTCTTACATGGCCGGTTTGGGTCTCTCTTGATTCCATAGCGAGACAAGATTTGGGCCACATAGCCGTAATCAAGATCGAGAATTAAGGAAATCTCCCTGTTGGTCTTGCCCTCCCGCACCAGCTTCTCCAGGAACTCCGGGTCGTTTGAATTAGAACAGCCGATTTTGGCGTTAGGAGACGCTTTATCGTATGACATCATAACTCACCACATTTTCATGCTCGGCCATCTCTGCGCGCATTTTTATGGCTTTGGTGATAGCGTTCCAGCGCTTGATAAATTCCTCGGCACTTTGTCCCTCAAAAAGCGGCTTCTCCCGCTCTACATCCTTCTGTCCCATCAGGGTACCTCCTCTATGTCAATTTCAGTTCTCGGATTTTTGGGATCATATCCACCCCTTAGCCGCAGCTCCACATGGTCAAAGCTATCATCGGCGATTACTCCCCGGTGTACCAGCCCGTCCATCAGCATCTTGCCGTTGTAGTTGTCGGGGTCATGCCGATGGCGTGTGGGGAAGTAGTAGGTGATGGTCACTATGGCCTTGTCCATCGGCTTTTGCTTTTTACAGTACGCTCGCATCAAACCAATCCACCGCTGCTTTTCCGCTCGGTACTCCCAGCCATTCATCCGTCCTGCGTACTTGTTCAGCGATGGTGGGATTTCGGGGATTGTGATTTTCATGATTCCTCCAATTTCATAAAGCACGCCCAAAATGTTCTTGATTGCTTTCCGCTTCTATGTCCAAATAACGGTTCTTGTCCAATCGCCTTCCAAACCTTGCTGGCGGGAATGTCATACTCTGACCACTTAAAAATTAGCACACCGTCCGGTTTCAGAACCCGCATACACTCCCGGAATCCATCGCGAAGCATTTTCTCCCAGTTTTGACCCAGCTTTCCATACTTTTTTACCAGCCAAGATGTTTCTTTCGCTCCTGTTAAATGCGGTGGGTCGAAAACTACCAACGCGAACGAATTGTCTTCAAATGGCATATGTGTGAAGTCTCCGACCACATCCGGGACAATATCGAGTGTGCTGCCCGGGCTATTCTTCCAAAGTCCATCGTAGTGTTCGCAGCGCTTATCGAAAAACACGGTGCTGGGATTCTGTTTGTCAAACCACATGGTTTTGGCGCCACATGTGGCATCAAGAATTTTCTTCCGCTCCATCTTATCCCCCTATTTAATCCACGCTCTCCTCCATCGTCCGCTGCGCCAGCGCAATGTCAAAGCTCGGTAGCTGGTTCGCAGCGTTTGTCAGCTTCTCTCGGATTTCCGATGGCATTGCAGCCAGCCGTTTTTCGGTCTCCATCCTTGCCCTATAGCATCGCAGGAAGTTTGATTGGACAACCGTTTGTACCGTCCCCGCATCCATCATCGCCCACTCACGGAGCTGTGACGGATGGCCTACAAGTCGTTGCAGCGTCTCCGGCAATGCAGCAAATTCCTGCTCGCTGCCGTAGCCTCCGTTTCGCAATGCCTTTGCAACCATCGCCCACGCTTCGCCTTCCGTCAGCTCGGCGGGCTTGCTGACCTCGCCGATAGATGCGATAATAGCCCCGATGTGCGGGGGAAAACCCTTGCGGTCGCTGGCAATGTGGGACTTAACCGCCGCTGCGACCAAGTTCGCAGGGTAGTCTGCAAGCATCTCCGACCACAGGTTCACCACCGCTTCGGCATCCTGCCGTTTCATGTCCCTGTAGTAGCTGGGGTATGCAGCCTTCAAGATCGACATGACGGCAAGTGTTTCAGAACGGGTCATGCTCTCCCTCCTCTCGCAGCATTTGCAGGAACACGTTGTCGGTTTCCCCCTGCGGAAGCTCGTCCTCCCACCTGCGCTGGTTCAGCCATGTCGCAGGGTTTGGGATATACTGGCCGTTGTTCTCCGTCCATTGGCGGCTCCGCTTCTGTGCAGATATGGCATCCATCATGCGGTAAAAGGTCTGCTTATCCGGCTTGATGCGCTCAAAAGCCTTTTCCGCTGCGCCTTTGCCGACTTTCTTGGGATATTGCGCCCAAAATTCGGCAAACCGGCCCCCTTGGGGGGCATGGGGGGTACTTGTATTCGGATTCGGATTAGTATTCGGATTCGGATTAGTATTCGGATTCGGATTGGATTCAGGCCGCAGCTCGCCGCAATCCGCCGCAACTTGCGGCAACTCGCCGCAGATTTCCGCAGACGGTGTAAAGCCGCTGTTTTTAGGCGGGTCGGGATATTTGGGTTTGCATTCTCGTATCCTTTGATGTTCGGCCCAAGTCGGGAACCAAAAGTAGGGCTTCCCGTCCACCTCGTAGAGGGAAACGCAGCCTTTGGCCGCCAAACCGTGGAGCGCATCGTTGATATCTTTTGCAGTAACCCGTTCCCGAAGCGGGAATGCGTTGCCTTTGATGATTGCAGGTCGAGCATCTCCTCGTCCTGCATCGTCTACCGAAACAATAAGACTTACCCAAAGCCGAAACTCGAAATCCGTTAAGGATGCTATCTTGTCGCTTGTGCGGAAGCTATCCTTTATCAATCTATTCGGCATTCCTCCTCACCTCCCGTCAGAATGGGAGGTCGTTAGGGTCGCCCTCGACTTCTTCAAATCCGCCCTGCTCGCTCTCTGCGGGCTTTTCCTCTGCCTTGCCGGTAGATTTGCTGCCGCCGAAAAGAGCTTCCTCTGCGATAACCTCTGTGGCTGTGCGCTTATTGCCGTTCTTGTCCTCGTAGTTGCGAACTTCGATGCGCCCAACAATGGTAATGAGGTCGCCCTTGCCGAACCACTGGTTCACGAATTCGGCGGTCTTGCCCCATGCTACGATGTGTACGAAGTCAGTCTTTTCCCGGTCGCGGCTTCGGTCTACGGCGATGGTAAAGCCGCAAACGCTCTTACCGTTGTTGGTCTGTTTCAGTTCGGGGGCCTTGGTCAGCCGCCCATTAAGGATCGCTTTATTTAACATATGTAACCTCCTGTTATCCCCATTGGTCTGCCATAGGTAGACAAACTGTATAATTTGTAACTTTTCTCGCCCACTCGATAAATTCCCTTTGATCCATATTGTTTTTGGCTCTGTTGCATATTTTGCAGCACGGAACAACATTATCAATGAAGTATCCTCTTGAACTGTCGGTGCGGTCTATTCCATTGTGGTCATATCCCTCTTTGCAATTTTTCGTTACTTTGTGATTACTATTTATTGTTCCACAGTAAAAACACGGCTGCTTAATGAGGCGCTCGACATCTTCGTAAGATAATCCCCATGCAAGCCCTCTGTCTCTTGCGTGACGCTTATATTGGAGTATGATATGGTTAATAACTCCTCGATTATTTGGCAGCCTGCTTTGCTTTGGCAGGCATCCACAAGATTTTGTGTTTCCACTTTTAAGATTGTGCCCAAGTACAGAAACCTCGTTCCCACAATCGCACTTGCAAAGCCACCTTCTTTCAGTCGTCCCACAAGGCTTTTTATGTACGCCGTCTTGTCTCAAAATCACAAGTTTCCCAAACCTATCTCCAACTTGAAATGCCATCCGTGAACTCATCTCTTATGTCACCTCCATACTGTTCGGCCATAGCTTTTGCGATGCCGGGGAATGTCTTTGACCTGTTCTTTGCATCATCTCCACGCTTAGCAGCCCCGTACTTGCTTCTATCTTTCCGTCCAGTGCCGGATGGGACATACGGGCCAACTGGTATGCGCTCTGGCGTAGTTGGAACCAAATGTTGGAGCCCCTTAAGCCATAACAAGGTTTTCTTTGTATAAGGATGCTTACCTTCATCATCATACTGATATGGCTGAATAACCTGAGAGGGAGGAGGTAACTCGAAAATCTTACTAGGGAGAGGGTTCTCAATGGCAATTCTGTCGCAATCGGCATTATAGAACTTCATGAAGAATTCCTTTGCTTCCAGTCCTTTTGCGTACCGCTCCAAATTAAGTTGCCCTTTTTGAGGATATAACCGGCAAGCGCCAGCGTTACTCAGATATGTACAAGGTGGGTGAACTATTAGTAAATCCCACTTACCAATATAGTGCCGAATGCCATCCATGGTGGTTATTACTCCCCCCCCCTCGATGGCCTTGAGTGCATCGCCGAGAATATGCCACTCCGGATGTCCGCCAGACGGCTCCTGAATGTCGCAGGAGTACGCTTCGTGCCCATTTGCCCGGAAAGCCTTGCAATCCTCCTGGCTTTCCTCACAGGCCACTAATACCTTCATCTGTTTCCTCCAAATAGTTAGTGTAGAATTCCTCCCGGAACATCGGGATCGTGAAATCGTAGTTGTCGATACAGGCTTGCTCGCCCATCCGGTGCAGCCAATCCATCACCTCAGCACAGCTGTGTGCGTGTGTCAGGTGGCAAGGCGTGTGGCACAGGGAAACCCAAAGCCCCATGCGCTTGCTTTTGCTCCGCATGGCGTTGCCGAAGATTTCGTGCCGGTCGAGCTTTACGCCGGAGCGCTGGCACAAAAAGCACTTGGATGTGTCGGCCTGTACGATGCTCGGAGCGTAACCGTTTCGGTCAAGCTCTGCGCCCCATTCGTTTTTCAACCGTCACACCTCCCAGCCTGTCCCCATTCTCTGCCGATTTGGTTATCGATGATCCTGATTTGCAGTTTAAGGCTGTTGATGGCTTCCAAGTTCGCCTTGTAGACTGCTTCGGCAACATCTCGCTTAAACCGTGCTTCTGCCACGCTCGGTATCCCGTAGCAGGTCTTGTCGATCAGGCCGATGGCAACACCTTCGTCTTTCAGCTTTAAGCATTCGGTGCGGAGAAGGACTTTATAGTCCCGCTCCGCAGCAGCATACTCGCTTCCCGAATTTCGCAAGGTCTTAACGGCTGTATTAAGCTGTGCCGATTTCTGTTGCAGCTCGGTCCACAGGTCAAGCTCCATTCTTCTCGGCCTCCTTTTCGGCGGCAAAGGCTTTCTTCTGGCAGTTCGGGCACAGCTTGCGGCCGAACCGCTGGACGCTGTATGAGGCGATCTCGCTTACAGGCCAATACTCCCCGTTGCGCTTGTTGATACCGGTGATCTGCTGCCCGCAGTCGATGCAATACTCGGTAGGCTCCGGTTCTCTTTCTGCACCCTCCGGTAAGTCCTCGCCAGCGTAGATATACAGGCCAAGGCCATGACGGGCACAGGCTTTTGTAAGGGAACGCTGGATTGCCTTATTGGCATCGAATGAGGTAACATCACTGGCCGGGATTGAGCGGTTGCGGTTATCCATGACCGGCAGATACTCGATGTGCTCAATGCCGTTGACGGTTACGCCAGTCTTAACCCAGCAGGTCTTACCGTCTGTGTGGTAAAACAGGCCGTTAGCATCCTCGTAGATGGTATAGGTGGCATCCGGGTGCAGCTTCTTGATTTCTCCCCAGGCCCATGCCCAAGAAAGGTATGTAAGGCCATTCTTCTTCTCTGTCTTGTCAGAGCAGTTGATGCTGTTCAATTCTCGAAAGTAGTTCTCCATAGCTCCTCCTTAATATCTGTCTGGTGCTTCATCAAAGTACCTGTCAGCATCCGCATCACTGGCGTCAAACCGCTTAACACAGTTTTCACAGCCAATGACTATGCCGTCCTTAATGTAAATTGTCTCGTTGATCTCGCAGCCGCACTCCGGGCAGATGTGCGGCTTATCATCGTAGTTATCCACCCAGCTCGGGATGGGCCTATCCGGGATATCGTATTGGTTCATGCTTCCACGACCTCCCCGTTTTTCAACTTGACATTCCTCCCAGAATCTTGTATATTGGTGGTGCTTAATCTACCTTTGCCCTCATCGGCTTTTACGGAGCCGGTGGGGGCTTTTCTATGCCTGTATTCCTCCTGCTGGCGGCGGATACAGCGCAGAACCCATGCTGTGAAGTTGCAGTAACCCATTTCGGTAAGCTGCTGACGGAACTCCGCCATATTCACATAACCCAAAGGAATACGCACAGACAGCTTATAGTTTGCTTCCCGCTTCCTGCCGGGCTTGTCCGCTATCAGCGCTTCGGCTTCTGCAGTACGCCGGATGCCATAATACTCCGGCCGTTTGCACATACTGTCCAGCGGCTTGGTGTAACCGGGGAACTTCTCCCGGATAATTGCTATCCTCTCGTTCTGCTCCATGGCCTTACCTCACCAGCAGCAGGATAGCCGCTGCTGCGAAGATGGTTGCCATTCCGAGGACTACGGCCAAGGCTTCCTGCAGCCACTCCTTTTTACTCATCTTCCTGTACCTCCTTTTGCGGAAGCTCCGGTAGGAATGCCCACCACTGGACTTCGATAGCGGTATCCACATGATCTCCGCTGACATTGAACATCTGATGCTTGGTGCTGAATGGCAAGGTAGCGAATCTTCCCGGATTTGTCTGGCACAGGTAAAGCCCGTCCTTGCTGGGCACGATCTCATCCGAGTTAAACCACCGGATAAAGGTGTTTGTTGTTGCTTCCATGTTGTTCCTCCTTCTTTTCCACACCGTTTGGCGGGAAAAACTTCTTGACATCTTTTATTGGAATAAATAATGCATCGCAGACCTTATAGACTTCCTCCAATGTCCACGGGGTCTTGCATATCATTCTGTCGCTGATTTGCTGGCGGCTCATACCGGTGCGCTTCCCAAGGCTTGTCTGGTCGTGGCCAAGTTCCAGCATCAGCGCTCGCAGCCTGCGGTAGGTATCAACTTTCCTTGACATTGCTGTCCCTCCCTTCATGTGGTAGACTATAGTTGAGGTGATATTATGAGCGAAAAACTTGATGTTTCGTATTCTTTGACCGAAGAAGAAAAGAGAATATTTCGCAAATTCAAGCGAAGCAATAGCGCCAAATTGACAAAATCTGAATTTCAAACTATGCTCCGGTCAAAGCTGGTAGATGGAGGTTTCGGCGGCGAATACTACTGGTTTAGCAATGGCTCCTTTGATGAGGGAGTTGCTTGCCTATCGGAAAATGGTTTGCGCGTTAAAGCCGCCATGCGGGCCGAGAAGAAGTTAAGCGTCCGGTATTGGATTACAACAGGAGTTGCAATCGCCGGTTTCCTGCTTGCCGTCCTGTCTCTCCTCATGCAACATGGGATAATATCACTACTGCCGCTATGATGATGGAGAGAACGCCACACAAAACCGTGATGATCTGCGGTGGCCTGGTCTTAAATAGGTATGCTTTCCAGCTGGTATCGCCGTAGACCTCGATAAGGTATTTTTCAAATTCATCGTTTCTCATGTCATGCCAGTCTTTCATTGTCCTCCTCCTTTTCCTTAATAAGCTCGTCCAGTGCAGCGTTAAACTTCTGCTCGGCTCCCTTTGGGTTTCTGTGGCCGTTGAGAACCATGCAGACATACGCCTTGGTCACGCCAAGTTTTTCGGCGACCTGTGTCATGGTAACTCTGTTGTTGTGCATCTTGCCGACCATGTCGCCAGTCCATTGTGCAGGCATCCAAACTGTCCTCCTATTACAATAAGTTTTGGTTGGAAGCCCAGCATCCGGCTGGGCTTTTTTCCATCTCTTTGCCTAAGCTACAATAAGGGGAGCAACTGGCTGACCATGTCCTCCTTGGGCTTCCATGTCCGTAAAAAAGACTGTCAGCCATCTCCTTATTGCAGCGTTCGATTTGAGCAGGTTGAGCCTTGGAGTTCGCGTCACCCAATAGATTGAATCGGCAATGAGTAAAAGATGGATTCCGGTTGCGATTCACAGATGGGAGGAATGCAAATGAACTCTGTTGGCATTGACATTTCCAAAGGCAGAAGCACGGTTGCCGTCATGCGTCCCTTTGGGGAGGTCGTTATCTCACCCTTTGAAGTCCGTCACACCGACAGTGAACTGAGCGAACTGGCAAGGCAGCTCAAAAGCCT